CAAGCACTTTTTCGCGCCTTACTTCTGAACTCGTGACATCAATACTACCGTCTCAACTGTGTTTTCGAAATTCGGAATAAACATATCGGCTTCGTTCCCTTGATAATAAACAGGAAAACGAAATTGTATGCTCTTTAATATCTGACCGTTTTCCAACGGTTCGGGATATATCTCGATTTTCTTTATAAAGCTGTGAAGAAATTCTTTCTTCTCAAATTCGGTAAATTCATTATATATTATATCAAATAATTCCAAAAATTCAAATATTCGTTTCCGAGAGATTTTTTGTTCCTTTATAGCCTTGATTTGTGTTTGTACGGTTTCAAGATTTTCGGTTGCCTCTGCAATCTCATCATATAGTGAATTTATACGATTTTGCATATCGGTATATTTTTGCTCGTAATGCCTGTCGGAACAGTCGAGCCTGTCAATTTGAAAGCCGAGTCGTTCCTTTGCGGCATTAAGCTGTCTTATCCGTGTCATTAAATATGCTTCTTCTTTTTCATACTTAGATAAATCCACGCTTGCATCTAATTTTTCTTTTATTGCAGAATCAAACTTTGAGTTTTTAACGATATTCCTTATTACTTCCACAACCGCTTCATTTATCTTTTCCTGATGAATTTGCTTTTTGAAAGTACATTTATGTCCGTCATATTCCAGTCTGTGTTTGCAGGCATAATACCAATAATCTCTGTAAAAACTTCCGTCTTTTTTGCGTTTGCGGTTGACACTGCCATACAACCCGGCACCGCATATCGGACATTTAATTATACCGGTCAATAAATGCTGATGTTCTGTACTGTATATTTTTTTATTCTTTATACCTGTCTTTTTTCTCTTATCCTGAGCTAAAAGCCAATCTTCTTCGCTGATAATCGCATCGTGAATGCCATCATAGACAGGATATTCTTCTTGTTTTACCACGTGATATTCATTACGGCTACCCTGTATTTTTTCTGTTTTTCTTCGACCAAAGGCAATTTTTCCGCAATAAATAGGGTTGTCCAACACAAGCTTTACAAAATGTGCCGTAAATGCATCCAAAGTTCCGTTTTGGCGTTTCTTTTTGATATAGCCTTGGCGATTCAGATATTTTGCAACAGTACCGGCACCCATTGTGGTATGAATGAATTTATCGTAGATAATGCGAATAATTTCTGCCTCGTCTTCGGCTATTTTTAACTCGCCTTCAACAAGTTCATAACCGTATGGGGCAAATCCTCCGTTCCATTTGCCTTCACGGGCTTTCTGCTTTCTGCCTTCCATTGTTTGAACAAGAATATTTTCTCGTTCAATTTCCGCTACAGCCGACAGCACTGAAATCATAAGTTTGCCGCTGTCCTTTGAACTGTCAATACCGTCCTCAACGCAGATAAGATTAACCCCGTAATCCTGCATCAGTTGTAAAGAATTAAGTACATCGGCTGCGTTTCTGCCAAATCGGGACAATTTGAACACCAGCACATATTGTACATTATCTTTTCCTTCGGATATGTCGTTAAGCATAGTTTGAAATTCGGGTCTGCCTTCAATGTTTTTACCGGACTTACCTTCATCGGAATATTCTCCGGCAATCATAAAGTCCTGAAATTCGGCATACCTTCTTAACTTTTCTTTCTGCGCATCAAGACTGAAACCGTCGACCTGCATAGAGGTTGATACACGGGTGTATATATAGCAATTTTTCCTTTTCATAGATAACTCCTTTCTGATTTGCTTACATTATATTGCCGTCTAAATAAATACTCCAATGTACGGCAGAAGGGGCTAAGCCCCTTTCTGCGTGCTATTACGATTCTTGCATTGGCGGTTTGGAAATTGTCTCAAAATATCTTCCGTTGTTACCAAACGATATTTATCCCCATATTTTAAGTACATCTTTGCCATTAAGTCTAAAAACCTATCGTATTCGGCTTGCCCGGTTTTATCGCTTTTTAGTGTCATCATCTTGCTTCACCTCTGTTTCTTTCTCGCTGTCTCTGCCATTTTTCAAGCAGTGTTATGATTGTTTTTTGCATATCCAGGCTTGTATAACTTTTGGGGAAATATTTGCGGATATCTTCGGTTTTGAATTTGACCTGTTCTTTCTGATTTGGCTTTTCTTCACTTAACACGGCAAATATCGTGTCTATGGACAATCCGCCTTGCTCGTTGTATTTTCGCAGTCGCTGTGCCTGTGAAAGCGACGGTGTGGCGTCTGTGTATTCTATTTCTTCGGCTAATATTTTCTGCTCATTTTCGGGCAGATACGAAAGCTCGACAGCCGGAGTAAAGGCTATCCTTTCTTCGTCAACGAGTTTTAACAGTTCGGGTATTAGGTGTGTTAGACGGATATATCGTTGGACTTGTCTGCCGCTTTCATTGTCCGAAATGTTATCTCTCGACTTGTGGACAACTTGTCCATAAGTTTTCCCCTGATGCTTCATCGCTTCCAATTTCATCTTGTAAGCAAAGGCCTTTTCGCTTGGCAGTAGATGTTCTCTTTGTAAATTTGAATCCACCATTACTATTACGGCTTCGTCCTTTGTCATATCTCTGACTATTGCCGGAACGGTTTGTATTCCCAATTCTTTACAAACTTCAACTCTCCTGTGACCGCTGATGATTTCATAAGTACCGGCGGAAAAAGAACGAACGATTATCGGCTCAAGCAAACCGTTTTCTTTTACGCTCTCTGCCAGTTCTTCTTTTTCAATACCCTCTCTTTTCTTAAACGGATGATTTTCAAAGGGGATAAGTAAATCTATGTTGATGTTCTTTATGGTTTCCGTCATTTCAATGTCTCCTTGTCCAATATTTCAAATTTTTTAAGAGCGATGCCTTTGTCATTTTTCTCATAAATCAATCTTAAATTTGTACCATTATCTATCTCATGAAAGCCGAGATAACTCTGCCACCAGAACACAGGCGTGATAATCTTTCTCCCATCACTTAACTGAAAGAAAAGACGCATCATATTTTTACTTGCTTCTGCTCTCATTATCAGTTTTGCGAAGTATTCGCCCTCTTTGTCTATGAAACGATAATCGGAAGTGATTATGTGTTCCTCTCTCATTTCGTCTCTTGTGTATACTTTATTTGCTATCATATTTAAGTCCTTTCTTTTACGGCAGGTAAAAACTATATATTTATTTATATATTTATACGTTTACCTGCTATTTGAATTGTTTTGAACGGCGAGTGAAAATGATAGTTGCAACAACCGTTTTTCTGTATCAAAAAGGTGCCGAAAATATCAAAGTTTTTCTCTGTAAGCCGTTTTATTTTGAATTGAATATCTGTTATCCTTTTATCCCGAATCGTTGAAATCGTTGCCGTTTGGTAGCGATTTGACACTTCTTTTTGAGCAATACAAAGGACAATTGACAACGATTGCCCGAAAGCTTTGTTTACAGTCGTTCCGGCATTTACGGCACAAATCGTTGTATGTTCTTCTGCCTGTTTTGGGATTGATGAATAATGCCCATTCCTGTTTTAATTTCTTTGATAATCTTGCCATAGTAAAAACTCCTTTCACTCATTTGGACAAAGGGGGTCAAAATGCACACCCAAAATCGCCCGATTTCAAAAAAATTTTTATTATCCCCTCACTTGTTTGAACCGGGAAGCGAAAAAATGGGGGTATTTTGAAAAGAAAATTAAAAGTCCCTTCACTTGTTTGAAATGGGAAAGGATTCTTGGGGGGTGTTTTTGAAAATTTTTTTGAAAAAACAAAAATCTCCTCTCAATTCATCGAACAGAGAGGAGACGTGTTTGAAAAACTATTAAATTGTAAAGCATCGTACAGAAACAGAAGCGTTACAAATCAACTTCCCAAATTTGAAAATTTGTTGATTTTGGGAAACAAAACGGCAAAAATGGGTTTAAGCCATTTTGTTTCACTACTATGCTTTTTGTCTGTAAGTTTTTTGGACTGTAAATACAAAATATTGGTGTTTGCAAACTTATTGTATTGAAAATTGATCTGCTTGATGTTATAATAGATTCATATCGGCAAGGAGGTCAGTTATGAAAGTAAGTTACGATAAACTATGGAAAATATTGATTGATAAAAAGATGAAAAAATATCAATTAAGAGAACAGGCCCATATAAGCAGTAATTCCGTTGCAAAACTCAGTAAGGACGAACTTGTCAGTATGGAAGTTCTGATGAAAATATGCGAGACACTCGAATGTGACATAGGTGATATATGCGGCTTTTATAACGACAGCGAGGAAAAAACCGATGCATAAAACAAAAGAGCAAATCACTTACAATATGCAACAGGTTAAATCCCAAGATACAAAAATTGAGGTAATGTTAAGAAAAGAACTTTGGTCAAGGGGCTTGCGCTATCAGAAGAATTGCAAGAAGGTGTTTGGAAAGCCCGATATTGTTTTTATCGGTAAAAAAGTTGCGGTCTTTTGTGACAGCGAGTTTTGGCATGGTTACGATTGGAACAACAAGAAAAATGAATTTAAATCAAATCAAGAATTTTGGATTCCCAAAATCGAAAGAAATATCGCCCGAGATAACGAGGTTAATGAAACACTCAAAAATTCAGGCTGGACTGTGTTGAGATTTTGGGGTAATGACATCAAAAAGAACTTACAGGCGTGTGCCGATGAAATTGAAAGGACGGTAAAAAGTAATAATGGCTAAATATAAATCTATTGATTTATTTGCGGGAATCGGCGGCATTCGCCTTGGATTCGACAGAGCATTCGGGGATGAAATCAGTACTGTTTTTGTAAGTGAATGGGATGAATATGCACAGAAAACATACAAAGCCAATTTTGACGATAACTTTGAGATCGCCGGAGATATAACAAAAATAAATGAAAAAGATATACCGCAATTCGATATTTGTCTTGCCGGATTTCCCTGCCAAGCATTCAGTCTTGCGGGAAAAAGACAAGGTTTTGACGACAATTACAAAGGACTTTGCAGAGGTACTTTGTTTATGGATGTTGCAAGAATCTGCGAGTATCATAAACCGAGAGTGATTTTTTGTGAAAATGTTAAAGGGCTTAAAATTCACGACAGGGGCAGAACATTTGAAATAATCAGAAAAACATTTGAAGATTTGGGATATAAAGTATTCAGCGAAGTTTTGAACAGTAAGGACTTCGGTGTTCCTCAAAACAGAGAAAGAATATATATTGTTGCTTTCAGAAACGATATAGCGCCGGAAGAATTTGAATTTCCAAAGGCAACCGACGATACAAAACGAATTAAAGATATTGTTGAGGAAAAACCGGTACCCGCAAAATACTATTTGAGTGATGTTTATGTGGAAACCTTACGAAGACACAAAGCTCGTCACGAAGCGAAGGGAAACGGTTTCGGATATGAAATCCGAGAGTGGGACGGTATAGCAGGTGCAATAGTATGCGGTGGAATGGGCAGAGAGCGAAATTTGCTTATAGACAAGCGTCAAAAGAATTTAACGCCTACAACGCATATTAAAGGTGAAATAAATAAAGAGGGTATCCGAAAAATGACTCCGCGTGAGTGGGCTCGTCTACAAGGATTTCCCGATACATTCAATCTTCCGCTTGCAGATGTTCATCTGTATAAACAATTCGGAAACAGCGTTACGGTAAATGTTATTGAAGCCATTGCGAAGCAAATTAAGGAGGTACTTGAAAATGCCTAAATTATCCGGTAACAAAGGCGAATGGAGTGAAATTTATGCTTTTCTTCGTTTGCTTGAAGTGAAAAAATTATATGCGGCGGATGCCGAACTTAATAAAAAAGACGATATGTTTTATAACATTATAAACATAATTCGTTCCGAACCGATAGGCAATCTTGAGTTTAGAATAAACAGGGTTGACGATACAATTTCTGTTGTAAAAACCGATGACAATAACATATTGCTCACATTGCCTTGCAGCGAATTCAAAAATGCCGCCGATGTTCTTTATCAAGAAATAATATGTACGACTGCTTCTGCCTTTGAACTGCCCGACACAGAAGAATTTCTTGATATTCTTAAAATCGGTGTTCTTAAAGCAAAATCAACCGATAAAGCCGATATTCGAATAAAAATTCACGATATAAATACAGGCTATGAAACCGTTCAAGGATTCAGTATAAAATCAAGATTGGGCAGTCCTTCTACTCTTGTTAATGCCGGTAAAACAACAAACTTTATTTTTGAAGTAACCGGTAATATCAATGATGATGTAATGAATGAGTTTAATACCTGCTCAAAGAAATTCAAGGATAAGTTTGATGTACTGAGCAGTAATTATTGTGATATCAAATACAACTCAATGGAAAACGGGATTTTTGAAAGCAATTTGCAACTAATTGACGGAGACCTACCGGAAATTTGTGCTTATATGCTTAAAGAGTATTATTCATCCGGGGTCAATACCGTAAAGAATTCTCTTGAATCATTGAGTTTACATAATCCTATCGGATACGATTTATCAAAAGGTCATCCGTTTTACGAATATAAATTCAAAAAATTTCTTGCCGAATGCGCTCTTGGTATGCTTCCGTCAAAAGTTTGGGACGGTACTGCAGATGCAACGGGAGGCTATATTATAGTAAGAGAAGACGGAGAAGTGTTGTGTTACCATCTGTTTAACAGAAACGAATTTGAAACATATTTGATAAATAATACAAAATTCGAGACTGCAAGTACATCACGCCACGAATTCGGTTCTATTTACAAAGATAACGGAAGATATCATCTTAAGCTGAATTTACAGGTCAGATTTATAAAATGACAGTTGCAAAACCAAAAGTATGTAGTTTATTTGCAGGCATCGGCGGAATAGATTTAGCGTTTGCACAATCGGGATTTGAAATTGTTTGGGCAAATGAAATAGATAAAGATGCCTGTAAAACATATCGACATAATTTCCCCGACACGATACTGTCCGAATGCGATATAAGAAAAATCAAGGCTTCGTCTATACCCGATTTCAACATTTTGACTGCCGGCTTTCCGTGCCAATCCTTTTCGGTGTGCGGAAATAAGAAAGGCTTTGAAGATGAGCGAGGCAATCTGTTCTTTGAAATAATGAGATTTGCGGACGAAAAGAAACCGGAAGTAATTTTTCTTGAGAATGTTGCAAACCTTACGGAACACGACAACGGAAAAACATTTAACCGTATTCACAACGAACTGTCCGAGAGAAATTATTACATAAGATACATTATTGCAGACGCCTGTAATTACGGAATACCGCAGCACAGAACAAGAACATATATCGTTGCTTTCAAGGATTTTGATATGTGCAACAAATTCAAATTTCCCGAAGAACAGCCTTT